GTTACTACGTTTTCCCATAAACTTCCTTTAACTTCTTCTGGGACACAAACTGTGGTTCATATACACCATTAGATACTTCACGTTTAACTACAACACCTGACCACCACTCACGATTGGCTTGTCCTGCCCACGTTTCTTCTGCTCCTTTGTAGCAACCTGCGACCAAGCCGATAGTGCCATTAGGGTGCGAACTATCCTTAAACTTAAGATCACGTTTATGGCTGTGGCCACAAGTAGAACTATGGTGACGGTGGGCGAGTAGGGCATTAGCATGGTGTAGACCAGACATAGCTGAACCAAAATTCCCACTACTAAAGAAGTGAGCGTAAGATACCCCATCGTAATCAGCGATAGAGGGGGCGGAATTTTCGTATTCGTGGTACTCGTCGAACCAGTGCTTTGTTTGAAGATGGCCGAAGGAAATCCCGTACTTTGATCCCTCAAGTCTTGGGTCATGTTTAATAGCCTTTTTGATTCTATTTTCATGGTTACCTTCAAACCCAAAGTAGTTTGGGCGCTTTCGTTTATGGTGTCTGAATTTCCACCGTACCCTCTCCATAGCATCGTTGTAGTGTTCGATGTCAGCCTCATAACTTTGGCTACATAGTGCTTCTGGGGAACGAGTGTCAAATGTATTTAATGACCGCATGTCAGCGCCATCCCCCAAGTCAACGACATAATCAGGTTTAATGTCATATAGGAACTCACCTAACCAACTAAACCTCTCGTTGCTTACTGATGGGTCACTGTGACCACAAGAGTAAACTACTACTGTCTTTCCTACCATATTATTCTACCACCTTTACTTTCTTACCTAGGGCTTCACTAATTTGAGCTACAGTCATTTCTACTGTAGGTGACATACGATCATTAAACCCTTCTTCTGTTAGCCACTTATCATTTAAGTACCAAGACTTAGTACCATCAGCATACTCAACAGCAGGACCATCTTCACGATGAAGCTTACCGTTTAGGTACCACTCCTTAGTACCATTAGCCCACTCAACAGCAGGACCATCTTCACGATGAAGCTTACCGTTTAGGTACCACTCCTTAGTACCATTAGCCCACTCAACAGCAGGTCCATCTACACGGTGAAGCTTATCGTTTAAATACCAATACTTACGACCATCAGCCCACTCAACAGCAGGACCATCTTCACGGTTTAGTTTATTATTTAAGTGCCAAGACTTATCACCGTTAGCCCACTCAACAGCAGGTCCATCTTCACGGTGAAGCTCATCGTTTAAGTACCAAAACTTATCACCGTTAGTATAAACTCTAACTTCGTATTTAACATAGTTAGTCATTTTGTTTCCTTTATCCACTCTTCTGGAATCAGCTTGTCTGCGTAGAGATAACCATGTTTGTCGCACCACATGCCAAGCGTTGTATTCGAACCCTTGCTTATCTTAGCTCTACTATTACTGAACACAAACCGAATATCAAGGGTGGGATGCTGCTTCTTTACCAACAGATGTTTCTTTCTGTCTGCTGCAACAAACCTACCCTTTGATTCAATTATGATACCATTAGGTAGTTCAAAGTCAGGTGTGTAAGTTCTAGTCTCATTAACCTCATACTTGATCTTAAACTCCTCGTACTTAAAGGCCACTGAGAGGCCCTTAAGCTGTTCTGAGATACGATCCTCAAGGCCAGACCTGTAACCATGCTTCATGCCCCTTGAGGTGGCTCCCACATCTCGTTGTCGTACCGCCTTAGCCATAACAATCTCGCATTTTCTATGATCCTTTCTAGGTCACCATCATAAGCCTTAACGATAACTTCCCATAATTCCTCTTCAGTGTGACAATCTTGCAACAGTTTATCAGCCTTCTTAGGTCCAATACCGTGTAAGCCTACAATATTATCAGCACGGTCACCAGTTAGTATTTGATGGTAGAAGAACTTAGTGCCACCCTTGGGGTCAACTTGTAACCACTCATTCCTACCAAAGTTAAAGTGCCAACAGGGTAGCTGTAGCATGTCCTTATCAATGGAAGCGACCACACAGTTATAGTTAAGTGCAGCCGCCGCCTTAGAGATTAGATCATCAGCTTCCTCCTCGACACTCACAACAGCCTCATACTTGTTAATCATATGATCTCTAGCTGTACCTAAGTGTTTAGGCTTCTCTGTCGCCTTCCTATTACCCTTGTAGGGGTATGACTTAGCAATCTCAAACCTAAAGTTTGTACTGCCTGTCAGGTAAGTCTGGTAGTCCTCAGGTGATGGAAAGGGAAAGTCAACAGTCTCATCAATAATGAAACCCATTAGTTCGTCAACCTTCACTCTCGCATCACTGGGGAGTAAGTCTTGGGTGGCAAAGGCTGCTCTATAAGCTACGATGTCTCCATCAATTAGAACCTTACCTTTGCCCTTCATTTATAGTTCTCCGAAAACGATGTTACCGTCATCCTTCTCAAACCCTACGTCAGTGACGTAATTAAACCCTGCTCCCTGCACACATTGTGTTACGAACTGCGCCAAGGCATACAGGTCTTCAACGTCATCACGGTTTACGTTGAGGCTACCCTCATACCCGTCCGTTTCCTTATCGAAGTAAAAGTCCATAGATACACGCATAATATTATCCTACCATAAACAATTCGTCATCTGCACTTGAGTTGTTATCTTCCCAAGCCACATGATCTGTTACACCAATAGCAATCAAACGTAGACCTGCTCCATTACTATAAGTCTCAAACTGAACCTTAGCCTTAGTCCCGTTACCTAGTGTACCATCGTTATCAAACGACCACCAATCTTTGTTCTCTACTCCGTTAGTTAGGTTAACCACTTTAGGCGCTCCACCGAAGTCTACCTCAGTGGGTTCACCTCGCTTGTTCGTAAAGGTCATAACATGGTCGTGCATACGGGCCAATTTAATGAACTTACCAATACCCAAGTCAGCACCCTCTTTGATACGATCATTGCCCATTGGTTTTGGGTCTAGACCTTCAGCTAGAAGCTGGATAATCTGATCTTCGTCTGTGAAGTAGGCATTAACAACATATTGTCCGTCGTGCTTCATAGCCTTCTTAGCTGCGTTGTTGGTGTCTCCACCCATATCTCGGTTCTCTTCAAATACTTTTGCGTACTCTAGAACCATATCCATTGTGTATTTAGCCATAGTCGGGTCTTCCTTTTATTTAAGCTGCTTTGCAGCACTGGGGTGGTACTATACTATAGGGACATAAATCGTAATCTGTAACAGCATAGTAGGTAATTATTTTGACTTTTCTTGCATTATGTGCTGGGTGTTGCAAAAAAGAATCACTTAGTGGATATCGGCGTATGTTTTACCGAATTGTACATCAGTCCCAAGGGGGACATTCAGTTTTACTTTAGCGTTGAGTAGGACCGCTGCCTCGTGCATTACCGCCTCAACCTTCTCTTCTTCTCCTTCCTTTACTAAAGCTATGATTTCGTCGTGGAACTGGCCCACGCACTTGATGTTGTTCTTACGACAAATAGCTACCCAAGTGTCGAAGCAGAATACGCCAGTACCTTGATTAAGTGTACTAAAACGATCTTTCTCACTGCGTAGGCTATACCAGAAACCTGACACTGGGTTTAGCAACCACATGTGACCGAATAGCTCCCGTGTACGTACATTGCTTGCTACCTTCTCAATGGCCCAATTACGGCTCCAGAAGGCGTCTAGTAGCTTGCTTGCCTCACCCTTAGTCATACCTGTGTTACGTGACAGGGTGGGTGGTTTTACGCCGTAGGTAGCACTGTAGTTTACCACCTTGTAGTTCTTACGTAGAGACTTGAGTGACTGCTCCCCTGAGTTGTGTTTGTCGATGTCAGACTGAGTGATAACACCAGCGTGTTTAGCTAAGTCCAAGTGTGGGTCAAACCCCTCTCTGCTCATCTCCTCTACATAGTCAGGGTCTAGGGGCTTCATATAGTGCCGTTTAGTAGTATCCTCTAGAGATGTCATGTCAGCACCTGCTAGAACGTACCCATCGGGGCAGGTAAGGCACCCACGGATAACGTCACCATAAGGTTTGTCTACACTAGGTAGGTTAACCAGAGGCTTAAAGTGTTTGAAGCGGAACGTATTCGTAAGTCCTGCTACACCAGCCTGTAAGTAACCATCTACGTGACACTCTAGGAAGCTCTTTAGTATCCCCGAACGATGAGTAAGAACAGTAAGACCGTCAAGAAGTTCAACAGCAGTATCAACAGAAGAGAGAACCCTAACACTTTCGCATAGCTCACCATCTTTTCGTACTTGTTCCAGTTTACGTTCATCACCTGTTTTCTTATCCCTTAAGAATTTATATGTACGTGGTTGCCAACCTAAGCTACGCAGCCAGTCCTTAACCTGATCGTTAGAGTTAGGGTTGCCCCGTTCCTCACCAGTCTTAACCACAAAGCCTACTGTTGTTACAGACTGCTTATACTCCTTACAGAGAGCCACCCACTTTTCACCGTGTGAGGATAGCTCTCCATCTTTCTTGTGCATAACCTTTGGCTGGTTAGCCATACGGGTTAGTGTCTTACGTGGCATAGCCTCAGCAAGCTGCTCTACCTTCTCTACCTTAAGAGCCATAATTTCGTCGTAGGCTGCTTGCGCTTTAGGTACGTCTAGCTTCCACTGCATATCTTCTTGCTCACGAGCGCAGTCTAACTTGAACGACAGATAATCAATCAGACGTTCTTTGTCTTCTGGGGTGTCCTTGTACAACTTGTTTAGCTTAAGCTCTAGTGTCTGCCATAGACGGTTGTTGATCTTAACGTCCTCATCACAACGGTGGGCATATTCCTCTGGTGTGAGGCTGTTCCAGTCCTTGATCTCTGGCTTAGGCACCCCATACTCCACACCGTAGCCCTCTAGGCCATGCTTGATCCTGTCGTGGTGTAGGTACCAGCTAAGTGCCAGTGTGTCGATCAGACGTGCCTTTACTTTGATACCAAGTAA